GTCGTTTTTCTATTGTCCGTCATTCGCATTCCTCCTTAAGTCCGTTCAACGTCAGAGCCACCATTTGCAGGGTCTCCAGCAAGTCCGGCGGGACTTCTTCATCCACGGCCAGCCGCTGCAATTCCTGATAGATTAGCCTCATCTGGTCTCGCAGGGCTTTGTAGACCCTTGGGTTGCCTACTACGATGATTTCCCGGTCGGTCAGGCGGCGGATGATATACTCCTGTTTGGTCAAGCCGGAGAGCTTTACTTTGGCTTCCAAAACCTCGTCCTCTTCCGGGGACATTCGGAAGGCCACCACCTTGTTCCGCCAGCGGCCTTGCTGGTCGAGTACTCGTTCCATCTTCATCCCTCCCTTCGCTCCATGTCCAGCTTCTGCGCCATCTCCTGCTGCTTTGAGGGGAAGAGGTGAGCGTACTTATAGGTGATGTCCACACTCTCATGCCCTACCCGGTCAGCGATTGCCAAAGCCGAGAAGCCCATTTCAATCAGCAGCGACACATGGGAGTGCCGTAGGTCGTGGATTCGTATCCGCTTCACCCCGGCCTCCTTGGCTCCCCTGTCCATCTCGTGGTGCAGGTAGCTCTTGGTCACCTCAAAGATCCGCTGGTCTGGCTGGACTTTGTAGAGGGATTTCAGATAGTCTCTGATCTCGTCCGTCAGAAACTGCGGCATCTGGATGACCCGGACGCTCTTGGGTGTTTTCGGGTCGGTGATCACATCCCGGCCTTTCAGCCTTTGATAGGATTTGGTGATGGAGAGCAGCCCCTTGTCCAAGTCGAAGTCTGCCGGAGTCAGAGCCAGCAGCTCGCCCTCCCGGATGCCACACCAGTAGAGGACCTCAAAAGCGTAATAGGATTGCGGCTTGTCCATCATCGCTTCCGCGAACTTGAGGTACTCCTCCTTTGTCCAGAAGAGCATCTCCTTGTGCTTTTCTGACCCCATGCACCCGGCTGTGGCTGCTGCGTTTGATTTCAGCCCGTAGAACCGGACGGCGTGATTCAGAATGGCACTGAGTTGTCCATGCAGCGTCTTGAGGTAGGTCGGCGAGTAGGCCTTGCCGTTTTTGTCCCGGTAGTTCAGCATCTCGTTCTGCCATGCGATCACATCCCGTGGCTTTATCTCGCTGAGCCGTTTTTCTTTGAAATACGGTAAGATTTTCGTTCGGATGATGTGCTCTTTGGTAGACCAGGTGTTTTCCCGGAGTCGCTTTTTCTTGTCCGTGATATAAATTTCCACGAAGGCTTCAAAGGTCATGGTCAGGTCTGCCGCCTGCTGAAGAAGGAACTCCCGCTCCCACGCCAGAGCGTCCTTCTTGGTGGCAAACCCCCGTTTCAGCTTCTTCTGCTTCACACCTTGCCAGTTCTCGAAGTAGAAGGAAGCGTACCATGTGCCTTGCCTGCTGTCTTTGTAGGCTGGCATCTTATCACTCCTCTCCTGCCCCGTAGATCTTCTCCTGATAGTACCTCCTGCTCACCCGGCCTCCCACGGTCGTGTAGCCCTTGGCTCTCAGTTCCTCGTTCCACTGGGCGATCATTTTGTACGCCAGACCCTGCGAGATGTCCAGCTCCTTTGCCAGCTCGTCTGCCTTGATAAAAATGCTGTTTGCCATTTTTTGTCCTTTCCTTGTCGGTTTCGTTTCGGTGCCGCTTCATCCTCGCTGACTTCCGGCAGGCATATCCCCTTTGCGGTGCTGTGCCGTCCCCTTACGGAGCGCTCGCTTCCTTTCGGAAGGTCTTGGCGGTTTGGGTCAGTTTGGCGGTCATTCAATTTTACTAAGCATTTTTGCTTATCTTTTTGCATTCTCATTATACTAAACATATTTCGTTAAGTCAAGAGGCTTTTGGGTAAAATCTTAAACTTTTTTGTTTATTTTCTATTGCACCTCCTGTTTTTCTGTGCTATACTGGGTTCAACAAATATGTTTAAGTCAGGAGGCAATCGCATGGCAGTCGGTGACCGCATCAAACGTGCCCGTAACCTCCGAGGTATGACCCAGAAAGAACTGGGCATCGCCATCGGGTTTGAGGAGAAGAGCGCAGACATCCGTATCGCACAATACGAAAGCAACACCCGCACACCCAAGGAAGAGTTGCTCCGCAAGATTGCGGAGGTGCTGGACGTGAACTACCGTTCCCTCTATGAGCCGACCCTGTACGCCGCAGAGGATGTGATGTACACTCTGTTCGAGCTGGACGAGCACTATCCCGGCACCCGGCTCTATGAGGTCACAGACACCACCGACCCGGATCTCCCGGAAAAGCACATGGCAGTCAGCTTCCGCTATCGCCTGCTGGATGACTTCTTAAAGGAGTGGCAGCTCCGTAAGAAGCAGCTCCGGGAGGGCGAGATCACCAAGGAAGAGTATCTGGAATGGAAGCTCAACTGGCCACAGACCGCCGACGGCTGCGGCCGGTACGAGCCGAAGAAAAAGTGGCGTAAAGAATAAAAGACACAAAAATGCCCTCTGAAAAACTTACCGTTTCTCAGAGGGCATTCTCATGTCTCTCTTTATGAATAATCGCCTGATAGTATCAAAGCAGTATCACAGAGCCTTTTGACTCTCAAAATATTGCATTGCATCAATACTTTTCAGGGTTTGCAGATTACTCGAGCTCGATTCCGGAAAGTTGGTTTTTGGTTATATCAAGTCCATTTTCCCGGCTTCGGCGTGCAAAAATCACACTATTTCCATTGTGTGTTTTTGAGTGCACGATAGATTGCTGTCAATTTGATGTCATAAGGATTTAGCTATCTATCAAATGATTTGTTCATGTGTTAGATACATTATTATAATACACCCATTTACAGGGAAGGTCAATGGCATAGAAAAAGGGGGCAGCTTTACGCTGTCCCCTCTCTCACTCGCCGTCTTTCCTTTGGTCTGCCACAGGCTTCTCAAAGCCAGTTCGGTTTCGCACACGCGGTTCAGGATTTGGCTCCCGAACCAATATCTCAGTTGGGCTACAGTCTAGTGCTTCGCAAATGAGGTCTAAGTGATTCAGATTCATTCGTTCGGCGATTTCGTTGTAGTAATCGCTGATCGTAGTGGGGCGAATACCCGTGGCGCGTGCCAGATCTGCTTGCGTCCATTTCAGCTCGCCTAGCCTCTTGGACAGTAAAATTCTAATCATATTCTCGCTCGCTCCTTACAATAAAAGATAACTTTTTCCACTGGAAAAGTCAGGAAAATGTTAGATTATCACGAATCTTGTTATTTTTTATCGTAAAAAAGCAAAAAAACGCCCCCGTTACCCACTTCGACTTATAGTCTGATGGGTAACGGGGGTGTAATCATTTGCTCCGAGTATTCAGGTCGGCAAGCTGGCGTTGGTCGGATTCCCTATATCGCTCATCCACACCTTCCAGATGTGCAAGGCTTCTTTTCAGTTCTCCATTCCAATAAATCTGACCCGTTTCGGTCTCCATTCGCTCAATGCCGGCACAAATGCAGGATAGCAGGTCAAATGTAGCCTTTCGGCTGTCCATCTGCAAAATATACCGTTCTCGGCGCTGTTCATCGTCCTTTTCGCGTTTCTTTGCGGCACGATCAGCAGCTCCCTTAATAAGGATTTGATTCACAGCAAAACTAATCGCTCCACCCAGAAGTGTTCCAAGAAAAGCAACTACCGCTAAAAGCCACGCCGGAACGGCGACAGTGACTGTTTCAGCTGTCCCTGCAAGCACCTACATCCTCCTTTCAGTCCTCCGGCTGTGTCAGCAATTCGATCCATCTCGTTACAGGAAGACGATCCAAGAGCCAATCCACAAGCCGCTTAAGCATTCTTCAGCACCTCCAGCCCAGACTTTGCAGCGTTAAACGATGTCTGGACTGCTTTGCGAATTAAGTCGTCCGTCACAAGGAAGCGAATCGGTGCAGGCACCTTTTCGCGCAGCCAAGACACAACAACCGCAAGGCGTGCCTCGCCCAGTTTGGTACCAACGAACTCCTTCTCCGCTTTGGAGATAGCATCGATTGCCCACTCGATCAGAAGCGCCTTATAGCCGAAGCGAATCGCCACGACGGACAGAACTGCCATAATCAGAATCACGATACAGGCGGTAACAATATTCATAACGCTCATAGATTATAACCCCTTTCTCTCAAAGCTGCTTAGCGAGAGCCACCTTTGTCTTTGCTCCAGCAATGCCATCAACTGTCAGACCGTGAGCACTCTGGAACTCCTTGACCGTTTTTTCGGTATTCGCCCCGAAGATACCGTCCTTGTCGATTCCCAGTGCACCCTGCAGCACCGAATTGTACAAGCGCTGCGGGAAGCCGCTGGTGGACTTTTTCAGGTTGCTGGGTCCGAAAAGTTCTGCGACCCAGTTGGACGTGTATGCAGTAGAGCCTGCCACATTCGGGATGCCTGCGTACTGATGCACCGATACATACCCAGTAGAAATATCGTTGATGCGAATTTCCCAATGCAGGTGACTTCCGGTGCTGTGGCCGGTGCTGCCCTCAACACCAATCAGATCTCCCGGTTTCAGCTTCTGCCCGACGGCCACGTTGATTTTGGACAGATGCCCAAAATACATATAGTAGGCAGTGCTGCCGATACGAACCACAACACGCTGGCCAAAGCCTTTCTTCGGAAGCGTTGCACACTCCCATCCAGCACGAATAACCGTACCGTAAACCGGGCAATAGATGCTTTTGTCTCCAATGCCCACGAGATCATATCCTTGGTGATATGTACCGTTTGCTCGCAGGTTTCGGTATGCCTGCGACACTCTGAAAGTGCCCTTATACGGAGAAATCAAAAAATCCACCTCTATTCCAAACAAAAAAGCCGCGCTGACCATCAGCACGGCTTCTCTCAACACTTTATAGCATCGTATTCGGCTTGCAGGACTGCTCTCTGCTCACCATAATTTTCAGGCTCTTCTCCTGTTTCAGCTGAAATGTCCTCCCAGCAATCCAGAAGATGAACCGCCGATGCTAACAGAACTTCGAGCTTTTGTTCTCGGCTCAAATAAAAGCACCTTCCATCAGGATTCCTTCGGTCGCGGACCGCAGATACGCAAGGCCTGCGCCTTGGTCAACTCGCCCTCGTCAACCTTTTCCCACACGCCTGCAGCGGTGATCTTCTTCATGCGGTACATAGTACGATAAAACTGTTCCTTGCCCATTACAGTTCGCCTCCCATAAACAAAGTTTCCAGCACGCTCACACGCTCTTCCAGAGATGGCGCAGCTTCATCAGCGGTCGTCCATGCTTCTGCATAGACCCACCAATCATCAGCCGCCGCCGTGATGCTTTCCACGGTTTCCTCTGCATAATCGGAACCCAACTTGCAAAGAGCCGTGGTGCACTCCCACGAAGTACCGCCCTGCTCTCCTTCGGGAGCCTCGGTTCGTACCTCATGAGCATCCTTACGCAGGTACAGCCAAGCCGTACCATCCGGCAGTTTTTCCAGCGTTACCGCCTGCGGATTATGGTCAAGGTTCTCGGTAAAAATCATGCTGCTATCCTCACTTTCTTCATTGCATTTCTTTGTGTCGTTACGCGGATTGCTACTTTTGCGGCCGTGAACAGCTTTTTCTGTTTTAGGGCTTCGCTGATTGCACGAGATTTTGTCCAGTCAAAATAGCCGTTATAGCTGACCAGCTTGTATGACCGCCAGACCGGCACATATCCATTTCGTGAAACATCAGCCTTGGCTCGAATGTACTGCCGCCGAGCCCTCAGAAAAATTCTGGGGCGTATCGTGGTGTAGGTACGGTGCATCACATAGCCAGCCATATCCAAACCCGGGCATCCTTTTGCCGCTCCCGTTAGGTGTCGGCGTTGATGCTCTTCAGCGGCGCTAAGAAAGTCCACACGAACCCACTCGTTTTTTATTGTCAATCCCAGTTCGGTCAGCGCCCACTTAGTCAATTTTCGGGCTGCACTCTGTATGTCAGCCCATCGTCGGCCAAACAAAACAAGGTCATCCATATAGCTACCGCTGCGGATCACGAATCGCGTGGATGCTCCACGGCGAATCTTTGCATAACTCATGACCTTGACCAGCATATAGCTGGCAACAAGGTTAAAAAGCCACGCTTCAAGATAGCCGCCGATAAGCAATCCCTCACCCGGAGCCATTGCTAAAAGACATTTGACAACAGCCAGAAGCCATGTTGCTCCCGGGATTTCTTTCTGCAGGATCTTCATCACAAGTTCCTGTTTTGTGTGGGCGTATGCCCCCTGCACATCCAGCTTTATTGCATACTGTATGCCAAGACTTTTTCTGCGAAGCCAACGCTCGACTTGACGCTTCAAAGCGATTTGTCCCTTGCCGGGAATACTGGCAAATTGATACGGCAACAGTTTTGCCTGAAGCAACGGGCGAAGTCCAAGTACCGCCAAATGCCCAAAAGCTTGGTGCATTGGACAGCAGTTAGACAGTTCCCGCCGTTTCATGCTGATTCCATCAATTCTGTAGAACACGCTCACAGGGTCAAGATCAAGGTCGTCTGTTTCTCCGTCCAACAAATCTTCTATCCGTTGCTCCATTTCAAGAGCAATCCCATTTACGGCTTCTAAACGCGGGTTCCAGTCGTTTACGCGGGCGGCGCTCGATAGTTGTGCACGGCTTACACCTCCATATTTTTCCACCGTAGCGAGGTAATCCCGGCGGAACCATTTCTTATCAAAAGCTTCAAGGACAGCACGCTCGCACATTTCATGATTGAGCGACAAGTACCTCTTTGTTTTCATATCCTTAAAGCCTCCAAACTTGCTGATGTTCAACGGATTTCGGTTGCCGCTTCTGGCCTTAAATCAGGCAAAACGGATTTCTACTACTCACCGCCACGCAGTCCCAAAAACTGCGGCCACGCTCTCACCAATGCGTCCGTATTTCTCGAAACGCTCAGCTGCATGGTGTCGGTATAACATGATCTTAGTGGTCAAGCCACAGGCGCAATGAAACGCTTATGCCCTTTTGAGGGCTATTTATCATCAGCATTCCGGGGCACGCCGTTCCAGTTCGAGTTCGCCGGGGAATTGTTGCCATTCGCGCAAGGCAGGCCGCAGTTAGCACCGTCATCAAGGTTGCCACCGCGCCACGGGGCGTACAGGCCAGCCGAACTGGGCGAATTAAACGCAGCCCGTACATAGGTAGAACCGCTGCCATTGAACTTTTCATACATCATGGCTTCTGCGCCCAGCTTGCCCAGCTTGCGGATATAGTGCCACGACCATGCCGCCTTGTCGTTCAGGTCAAAGGAGCCGGTCTGGGCATAGTCAGAAGAAATAGAACCGACCTGCTTTTCACCGCTCTTGCAGGAGAACACGTCATAGTGCCAGTGGTCATCATCCACAATGCTGGCCTTCCACAGAGGGTCAAGCTGTTCGATGTAAGCACCAATCTGCATCTCAATGCCAGCTACGCGATACGGATATTTGCCGTTGGTCAGGCTCCCGCGGCATCCATCACTATGACCCGGCACGCACTCTGTCGTGCCGGACTCCCACGGCATAGTAGATACCAGCATCGTGGTCGTAGTGTTGATGGGAGCATCCAGCTCAAGGTTCAAAGCCGCATACTCGGTGTCGTTCACGGTCACATTGGTAATGCTGGAAATCTTTGCCCAGTTGAAAATATCGTGATTGTAGGACAAATTGCGATCAGTGCTGGTGTTTTCTCCGCGCTCACCCATGCAAACGGCAGAGCCAACAATGAAGTTTGCACCCTGCGCTTTTGTTACGAGCACCCGCTTTACGCCAGTTTCGGCCGCAGCGGGGGTATACTGGTAACTGTAGACTGTGCAGCCCTCCAGCTTGCCGCTGTTGCTCAGCGTCCAATGGCGCAGCCGCCACTGGGCCAGAACATACTGCTGGTCGCAGTCAGTCCACAGGGCATCATAAGCGGTGATTTTACGAGCCAGAGGGATGGCAGCGTTGGCGCTTGTCCACGGCATCGGGGGCAGTCCCGCACCGCTGGTCATGCCGCCCTTGGAATTTTTACCGCCGTAGAAAGCAGGATGCCATGTCAGCCAGCGGCGGCTCTTATCCGGGGCTACATCACCAGCCATAGGTTCATAACCGCCACCGGAGAAGGTGCGCCAGCTGTTATAGATGTAGGCGCCATCCTCCCACTCCTTCAGCATCAAGGACAGAGCGAAGCAGTAAACGGGTGCGGTTTCGCCGGAAAGGTCAAACCCGGTTTCACCCTCAACTGCCAGCACGTTCATGGTGCCATCTTCCAAGGACAGCGCATTGGCGCGAATGTACCATGTGAAAGGATCCTCTTCCGTCCAGTCTGCGGTTTCCGGGCTGGTGTCAGTCAGAAGCGGAGCCGCTTCACGCCCGTCTGCCAGATCATCCAGCGGGGTGCCGGTGTAATCACCACTCACATCATCACTGTAGAAGCGAACGGTGTAGGTTTTGCTGCGAGCGCTCTCTGCGAGCATTTTCGCAAAGCGTTCCAGGCGCTGATACTTCGTCACGCCATCACCGGCAGACAGCGGCCACCAGCTCCAGAAGATTTCTGTGGTATTTTTGCCATCCAGCAGACCGCGGAATGTTGCATCCACGAATTCTGCGCCGGCAGTACCAGCAGCAATGCCTGCCAAAATGTCATTTTGGCGTTTCATCTGAGCGGCCAGTTCCAGACCGGTTTCATCGCTCATAGGATGATTGATAAGTTCCCATGTGTCACCCATTTCTTATACCCCCTTTTAGGTGCTTTTCTTGATGAAAAACGACAGTCGGCCGCTCTCGTCCGGGCCAAGTGCATAGCTTGCAGAAGCAGCGCTTGCCGCAGCCTGCTGGGCTGCAGCTGTCGTCTTGTTCAGCAGATCCTTCGATGTCTCGGCAGCGGCCTTGCTGGTCTCTGCACTATCTTTCGCCGCATCCGCAACAGCTTTTGTCTGACTATACAGTTCATCCAATTTTGCTGCTGATTTCCTGCGAGCGATTGCGTAGGTCAAAATATCAATCATACGCCACCATCCTTACATCGGGTAGAACTTCCCGGTAGAATCGGCTATGTAGATATTGCCTGTGTGGATAACCAGTGCTTGCGCCCCCATCGGTGCAGATTTGATATTCTGCAGATCTGCTTCATCGTCGCAGTAGTACACCGTGGCCGGCTGGGCTGCGGTGCCATACTGCTGCATAACTTTGAACATAGAAACTCCTTTCCAGATTATAGCCATGCAACATCTGTAAATCTGATTTTTGTTAGAAAATCACGGAATCCGTGATTTTAACTGCTCCTGAGGACAAAAAAGGAGAAACGGCCATCGGCATCCGGTCCGAATGCAAAATTGATAGACGCCGCCGATCCCGCCACCTGATTGGCAATGTCCGCTGTCCGGTTCATGTAGTTCAGCGCATTTCCTTCGGATGTTCGAGCGTCTGCCGCGCTATCCCTCGATGCACGCTCGCTTGCCGCCGCAGAAGACGCATTTTCCGTGGAGATTCTTTCGGACTTACTGGCCGCGATTGCGCTGGCATTCGCGGCAGATGCACTCTGCGCTGCGGCCTGCTCTGAAGCGCTGGTATTGGCTACCAGCCGCTTGATTTCTTCGACGTTTTTCAAAATTGCATCTGCCACATCATCGCGGATCGCGTAGAGCAACCGCCATTCATCAGCTCCATCCAAAACGTACTGCGCTGCCATTTCGATGCAGTATGCCTGACTGGCCGGCTTTGCGAATTTCTTGACCTTGTACGATGAACCTGTGCTTTTGCTCGTAGGCAGTCCTTTGACATCTTCCATCGTGTCCACATAGAATGAGTACCACGCTTCGGTCTCAGTTTCCAGCAGGGTACTTGCAATCAGAATCGCCATATATTCTCCTTTCAGCTGATTCCGTTTTCATCAGCGAATTTCAGAAGGGCCGCTCTTTCGATTTCGAGAAATTCTTGATACTGGGCAGCAGACAAAATTTCGAGAGCATCAGCTTGAGGCAGCGCGGCCTTGATGGGAAGGCAATCCCCTATTTCGGTGTACCGACGGTTATGATAGTATGCACTTGCAAGCACGCGAGCTTTATGAGCCCAGCAGATGCCTGTAAAACGTTTATTGGCCGTGCCGTACATCTCGTAGTTCAAACCAGAACACCAGCCACAGCCGGCAGATACGGGGCAGTCAATACACTTCTGTTCGGACTGCGATGTAAGGGTGATTGCATCAAGTTCAGCTTTTGTCTGACGTTGGGCATCCGTGGTATACAGACCGTCATAGACGCTGCCGAAGCGAACTTTCTTCGATTTTTCCTCGCCAATACTGATAGGTGCATACCGGATGCAGGGGTACGCAGATCCATCAGGAGCGAATGACATCATCGCTCCCGTTCCGCCGCAAAAATTGGTGTCGCTTGTGGTTTTACCACCGAGGATGCTATCTAACATGGTGATGGAAACGTCAAGCTGCTTGGAAACGATGTAGTCAGAAACAGTCTTCATCTGCTCGTAAAGCAGCTTTCCGTCCTCTGGCGTATAGACTGGCTCGTATGCGTAGTTGCACGCAATATCGGTGCATCCCTCGTCCAGCATCATTTTGATGCTGTCTGCGATATACCGGAAAGAGCCCGGAACGAAGGTCATTTTTGAGTTTAGCCAGCCAAATCTGTGCTTCGCATCCTGAAATGCGCTCCATGCCAGAGAAAAACTACCGACTCCGTGCTCGTCCACTCTGTACTTATCGTGCAGTTCTTGAACGCCATCAATGCTGATGGTCACAGACATCATTTCGTGGTACTTGTCAAAAAGGTGCCGCGCTTCAGAACTGAACCAGAGCTTTCCATTCGTAGCAAAGGATATTCTGGTAAAGGGAGCGAGCGGGACGGATCTGCGGTAGCACTCCGAGAACCAGTAATCGCAGATGTGTTCTATGAGTTCCGCTTCGAGCAGGGGCTCGCCACCGATGAAATCAAGAACAACAGCTCTGGTGTTGCGGTTGATGAAGTCGGAGTCACCCTGTTCATACAGATCAAGCAGATAGTCCACGATCTTTCGACCCGTTTCGATACTCATGTGCTCAGCGCCTTTGTGGTGCTCATAGCAATATGAACACCGCAGATTGCACCCGCTTGTTACTTGAAAGGTGATATTTCTGCAGAGCGCGTGATTTACAGAAATATCATCGCCCGCGTATAACCGTTGTACCATGTTGGAGTAGTCTTCGTGTCTTTTACGGGTCAAGGAGATGTACCTCCCCTCGAGCAATATCGAACCAGAATCTTTTAATTTCAACCTCAGGCTCCGTATAGCGAGAAATAATCTTATCCTGCACCATTTTGAGCTTCATCTGAGATGCGCGGCACGGTTCCGCATAGTGCATGATGATATCCTTGGCATCGGCACTTGCTTCCGCATTCAGATGCCGGCCAAGGACGGAAATAAGCCTCTCGTAGGAGTCCGCTTCATAGAAAGCCCGTTCCAAGGTTTCGCTTTCTTCTGGTTTCAACGCGATAACTTTCACAGTTTGCTCCTTTCTCAGCAAGCGTCCATCTTGGGAAGTCTTTCTGCGATCTGAGTGTAGCGTGCGCGGATTTTGTTCATCGCTCCAAGTGCAGAGGTAAGAGCGCGAAGGTTGTTGTTGAAGTCCAAGCGCAAGTATTCGGTAAGTGTGCGCAGGACGTACCACATAGCGAAGATGTCTGCATCCTCGGAGCAAGAATACTCGGAGACGCTGCGCAACGTGTCTCCGCACTTCATCTGCTTTGTGACAGGATTTGCCGAAAAATTGAAGGTTCTTGCAGCCAGCCCAAGTGCGAGCAAGTTCTTGCGCTCGTCAGGAGCGTTCTCGACATTGCAAGCATTAAGTGCCGAGTCCACAACCGTTAGGCAGTAGATGAACCAGCTGTCAAAGTCGGTAGCGTCAAGGGCGCAAAGAGCGCCAACATAGCCAAGGCACCAGAACAGCTTGTCTTCTCCGTTGGGCATCGCCGAAAGAAGCACTCCCCAGTCCTCCACATCTACCGGCTCCTGCTGGAGCAGCTTGATGATTGGAAGATTGCGAAGATACGATACTTCCGTGCTTGAGTCTGAGTTTTTGGCGTAATGAACTGTAGTTTCCATATTGTTCTCCTCGTCTATCCTTGAAAAAAGAGCGGGCCAGTGCAACTTCCGCCACATCCGCTTTTGCAGCTTCCGGTGCAATCATCCGCACACGTTGCCGTGCATCCTGTACAAGATGTATCGCAGGATGCCTTGCAGTATTCTCCGCAGGTGGTGCCGCAAGTACTGTTGCATGTGTTATCACAAGATTTTCCGCAGCTTACGATACAGGAAAACTGGCACGTCCCGCCGCAGTTGCCTCCACAGTTCGCCTTGCAGGACGACACGCACTGCGAGTCACAGTTATCTTTGCAAGTCGCGCTGCATCCACCAGAGCATGTTGAGGAGCAGCCATCACAAGACCCTTCGCACCCGCCAGAGCAAGACCCCTTACAGCCGGACGAACAGCTATTTGCGCAGGACTGTGTGCAAGTTGTGTTGCATCCTCCTGTGCATCCTCCTGTGCAGCTTCCAGTGCACGTTCCTGTACACGTTCCTGTACAGCTTCCGCCGCAGTCGTTTGCGCATGTCTGAACACAGGTGGTTTTGCAGCTGCCAGTGCATCCACCAGTGCAACCACCTTTGCAAGTGCTGGAACAGTTGTCTGCGCATGACGTCGTGCACGAGCCCGTACAGGATCCAATGCAAGTGCTTGTGCAAGATCCGGTGCATGATCCAGTGCAGTCATCGGCGCAACTCTTTGTGCACGAACCGGTGCATCCTCCAGAGCACGACCCGGTACAGCTGAAGCAAGCAGAGTAGCAGCCTGTTGTGCAGAGCCCGGAGCAAGCTCCAGCGCATCCGCTGGATGCAGCGTTTTCTGGAATAGCGCAAAGTTGGCTAAGAACAGCCGCGGCTTTTGAAAGCACATCCGCAGTAACCTTGCTTCCGTTTTCGGGAGTGATTGAACTCCCGGTGATAGCAGAAAGAGGGTTCGTGATTTTTTGGATATGCTCCGCCACTATATATGCGCCGCTCTCTGGTACAGCGGAATAGTTCTGTATGTGCGCAGACACGCTTCCTACACTCTGTCCCTGTCCAGCCCCTTCGCTTTTGCCTCGCCGATTGAGCTCGGCATCAAGCTGCCTTTTGAGTTCCGTGTAGTCGATTGGGTAGAATTTTTCACTTCTCTTAACCATTACGCGCCACCAACTCTCACCTTAACCAGCCGTAGATCAGTGCGGTCATCGCCCTCGCAGGCGTATCCAACGATTTTGTTTGCCGGATAAGATTCGCACGAAGCAACGGCTCGTCCAACGCCTGGCGTGCTGGACAGAACGATGTAATCGCCTGTATGGACGTGTCCAACCACTTTCGCGTGAACACGACCGGCCAGTGACACAGGAATGAAAAAGGGTAGGTTTTCCTCAAGAAAATCCTGCCCTTCAGCCACTTTATTTCCACCAATGAGCATTGCATACTCATCCGTGTGGATTCCTGCAATTCGGTCAGATAGGTTCGTGGCCTTGATATACCGCTCTGTCTGGCTCCCAGTATCCAGAGCGATAATATCGCCGGGTTCGGTCTGTTCGCCACGCGGCATGAACTCTGCATAGTCGTTGTAGACCGCATCGTAGACACGCTGCGCGGAAATATCACCCGACACCGCCAAAGACTTAAAGTGTGCATCACCTGTGGATGTCACATAATGTACCGTGCCGTTTGCAAAATACACCGTTCCGGTGAAAGTGCCGCCCGCATTGCGCATTGCGCCAAGGTTTTTGCAGGCATCAGCGGCGGTGCCAGAACCCGTACCGCCGCGTTCAATTGGAAGGTTTCCGCTCGTAATCTGGCTTGCCGAATGCTCATGCGTAGATGGTGCGAAAGCATTCGAGTGCTTACCATCAACCGTATCGGCATCGCAACCTTTCATCAGCCCGTATGCTGCCAGCAGGGACACAATCTGCTTCGCCGTAAAATCGCTCTTAGGCATTGCACTGTTTGCCGTTCTCTTGACAGTAGACAGGTCAGAAATAGCCTGATTCAGCAAGGCACTCAAAATATACGTGACCATGTTGAACTGCTGGCTTGTTGGTTTTCCGTTCAGGCCACCGACAATAGAAGCCCAGCCGCCCTTCCAATCCTCCAGCGAAATGTCTTGCTTCACGCCAGACATCGAAAACGCCACAGTTGCATAATCTTCAAGCGCCCCGGCGCGACCTTCTGCCATAATAAATCACCCCCCAGTTAATTGATGGACTGTGCAAACTTTCCTTCGCCGAAACCTGCAACTCGCGGATTGAGATCCACAAAGCCAAAGGTTTCCGCATCCTCTGTCGAGCAGTCCACGCGAACCTTTACGCCCGCAGGACGCACAATAAGGTCATGCGTTCCTAGAATAGACATGACCATATCGGAAAACGGTGCTGAAATCGAAAGAAAGATTGTTGCCGGCGTGTCTCGTCGTTCGCTATAAACCACCTGCGTTGCGCCGAAAATAATTTTGGTTGCTTCGATGATTTCATCCGGTGTGCAGCGGCAAGAATTGACAAAAGCCTTATACTTCAGGCAAACGCGATAAATATCATCATCGTCTGCAAGTTCTCGGCTTCCAATCATCGCTCCAGCCTGCTGACGGGTCAGACAGACTAGTTGTCCAAGCCGATCAAGCCAAACGCCTGTGCAGCTATCAAAATCGTTCAGATTTTCCAGCCCCCCAAGGAACAAAGAGGCATTTTCGTACTCCGGCGCAACAGCCCAAATGATGCCGTCCAAATTTGACATTTTTTCAACGCTGAGAGGCATTTCTTTTAGGACTTCATAACCCATTAGGACACCCCCTTGCTGGAGAACTGTAAAATCCATTTTCCGTCCGAGTTCTTTCGATAGATTGCAGGCGGGGCAATAATTCTGGCGATGCTCCCCATCTCACAATCTTCAGGTAGGTCCTTCAGATCATCTACGGTGTCGCAGATATAATCACCCAGTTTGCTTTCTTCAAAGGATTCCAGCTGAAACTGCATTGGCAGCTTACCATACATTTCCTTGTAAGCGTCAATCATGCTTTCACCACCCGGATGCCGCTCATGCTAATGATGGGCTGCTGATTGATTTGAACTGGTACTATGCCGGTCAGCATAGAGCTATCGACAACCGTCTCAATTTCAGGCTTTTCGCTCAGCAAGCCCCGGATTTCGATATAATCAACACCGGACACGTTCTCCATAATAGGACGAATGAATTTTTGCAAACGAATCGTTGCACCCGCCGAAAGATTCTCCTCCATCAGCAAAGATTTGATTCTCGCTGCATAATCATCGTCCAGTCCGCCAGAACTCGTAACCGTAATAGAAAGCAGTAGATAAACGTCATTCACGCGAGTGAATTCCAAATACTGCCGATTGCCGTTGACATCGGTAGCGTAAGCATAATGCTTTCCGTATGCACGGATGCCACCCGCCTTGTTCTTCCAGATGATATTGGCCACGTCTTCGTCAGTGCCGCCCTGAACCACAATTTCAATGCGGTGGTCTGCCCGCCGCATCGGTCGTGTCATTGTAATTTTCGTATCCAGCCGCAAAGGTCACGCCCTCCACATCGCTGTATAAAAGCGAAACGATGCTCGCAACCGTGCCGGTGCCGCGGCTTGCGACTCGGTTTGTATAACTTGTTCTGGCTTCGGCATCCGTCTGGGTCAGCCGACCCTTAATCGGCGTGATATCATTGGTGCAGGCTGTCCAACCGTCCACGGTAGTAACAATCTGTGTGATAACACCATCAGCCAGCACATAGCTACCATATTCCGCGCTTTCAAACTGGATATTGCTGGTCACTTCCGTAACCGTAATGTACTTGCACAACGTTGCCGAAAAGCTGTCAGCAGCGCCCGATGCAGTCAAAACGATCGAATGCTCTCCTTGATCGTCAGTTTCGTCCGAAACAGTGATGCCGAACTTTCCCAAGGCATCAAAGGACTGAACGGCCGCAAGCATCTGTGAGTACGCATCGTCATACGAGGACACGGTCATTTTCTTTGTGATGCTGGAACTTTCTGCATAGGTTCCAACTTCTCCACTGGTCGCATTGCGAGAAACGCCAAAATCAAACGTAAAGGTTCCTGCAATGCTTTCAATCGGACGAATCGCCAGCTTTCTCCAGTTTGCGCTGGAGATTATGGATGCGCTGACCGCCTGAAAAGTACGTTGCGGTCGGCTGCTCGACTGAATCAAAGCACCAACCGGAATGACCGTTCCCTCTTGGCCAGTACAAGAGATAAAATACTTAGTTTTGGCCTGTCCAATGCGGCTCACCCCGCCCACCTGCATCACGTTATCTAACGCAACGCCGCAGGCCGTATTGGGGAAAAGCTGCTGATATGCAGCAGCATAAGCCTCCCAGAGTTCCGCCGGGGCATCCGCAAAAATTGTAAACAGGACGTTCATCACGCTTTGTGGGTTCTCCGATGGGTCAACTCCAACCTCGTCTTTAAACCTTTTGCAGATGTCGGTGTAAATTTCATCCAGTCGGCGCATTTGAAAGCCCTTATCTGTCACTCCGTAGTCCGACATGGGACAGTTCCACCTCGCTTTCTATTTCTCCTTCAGTGGTGGTCGCGGTAAAAGACGCTCGGAGCGTTCTAGCCTTTGCATCCTTTATAAGGTTGATGGTGCCCACCCCTGTTACGCCATCAACGGCGAGGATTTGGTCTCGCAGGGCCTTCTCGATTAAGGCTCGATTCGGAACCTTCATAAGGATTGTTTCAAAGTAAGGCGTGCCCATAGCGGTATTGAACACCCATTCTCCTTTTATCCAGCGCAGACGAATTTGCACACCCTGCCGAACGGCATCGATGATTTCAAAATCGCCGGTTTCGTTGATGAGCAAATCTCCATCAGCCGCAAGCGCAAGGTCTTTCAATGCCATTACTGCGGCCCTCCTGTCAACCCGTGCACACCCGCATGAGTATGCGTATTCATCACGATACCGCCAAGTGTCAGCGTTCCAGAAATATCCACATCGCCCTGAACCTGAACATTTCCTTTTATTTTCACATTGCCAGTCACATCAACGGTCGCTGTGATAATTTTCACACTTGCAGGAAGTTTCTCAACCGAAGTGCCTCCGTTTTTCGACTTAATGCACCCATTGGTCACCTTGATTTCCGACGCTCCCCTTTTTACAGTGACAGAATCATCTTTCATCGTGACAACAGTATCTTTCTTCTTTAGTTCGATGCCGTCTTTCTTGACGGTGATGGTCGCAGTCGGCGCAAAAACAACCGCTGCGTCCTCACTGCCGGCACGCTTAACCTGCTCGCTAGACGATGCAGGCAAGCCCGGCAGCAAGGTTGCATTGGATAAGTCCCACTTCAAGTCTGTTCCAGAGCCGCCCTCTCCGAAAATAGCCACACATCCATCCCCGGAATGCACAGGAAAGGCAAACCCGATTGTGCCGCCCGCTCCGGTAGGCATCAGGATGGCCGTGCCCGAGATTTTAGGATAAGGTACTTCCCTATCATCATCGGTCGTTACTTTCAAATCCGGCGTTAGTTCAGCAGTGAAATTTTCGGACACGTTACCAACCTTAGCAGGTGCCGAGGTGTGGATATTATCCCTCATGTACTGGTCGATGATGCTCACGACTGCATCGCGGAAGTCCTGATCCACGCTATTTCACCTCCACAAATTGCCCAACGCATTGCCAATCGTCGCCCTCCGTATCACCGGTGAACCTGATTTTTGACGCCCGGTAGTTTCCCTTATACTCTCGGGATTCTACTTTCACATAATCGTCAATTTGAATATGGCCATTCAGGCAATACGTGACCTCAATGCCTTTCTTGGCCTTTCTTTTGGTCGTATTAGAACTCGCGTTCTTGCTCGTCGCAGATTTGCTGCTGGTCGATGCGGATTCAAAGAAAGGCTTCGGTGAACCAATCATGCCGGAATCAGCCGAAAGGACATAAGCTGCCATCGTTAGAGGTTCATCCAGAGCGCATATTTGGACAATTCCGTTTTGAACGCTCCAGCGAAGCTTGCTTCTATCGCACAGCCGCCCGATAAGCGTCTTTCCTGTGCCAACAAAAGCAAAATTCTTAAAGTCGATCATTTTGGCCTTGGGAGAAAGTTTAACTTCGCACCCCATTTCCTGAGCAACATCCCTGACGATTTTTTCTCCGTTCACAACACCCGAATAACTCAGGCTCACTGTTGTGTCTCTCGCAGACGTAAAGCTATCCACAAACTCAATCGTGGTCTGCCGATCTGCGCTATTTGTTTCGGTTTCAAAACACGTCAGAGAACCGCCCATAATAACGGGCAGGTCATCGCCATATCCAGCACGCAGTTCAATCAGGCAATCTTCCTGCTCCAAAAGGCGCAAGGTTTCATCTGCCAGATTCCAAAGTGTGATTTTTCCCGTATTAGAACTTGAACTATCACCAATTTCACAGGAGAATGAGCACCGGATAGCTCTTTTCGTTTTTTCGTTGGGCTTTCCGATTTCACGGCCGACAGAATTATTTTTTCCGATTCTTACTCGGTACTGTCTATCCCAGATATCCATCTGTCACACTCCAAGCTGTTTTGCAGGAAGGTATAGCAATTTTGCCTTTCCGTCCATAAAATCATTGCGACCAATTGTTTCCTGCTCCGTTTCAACGCCAAGGACACCCGGCGGACCTCCTTGGGTTTGATAGTAGAAATTCCAAATCGTCCCCGGCACGAGCCGCGCCATGCCGAGGATAATATTCATTTCTGCATCGTAGATGCTAAGCATCCAAAAACCGCCGTATGCGTTCCATGTCAGCCGAAGATTGTAATATACTTCGTCAAGGTTCACGCGCATAATGGAATCGTTTCGGTCTGGTACAGAGATCTCATAGTATTCCAAATCCATCATCTATACCTCACTTAAACAATCCAATGGCTTTTGCCCCAGAACAAAGAATGCTGCTGCGGGAAGAAGATTTTCCGCTATCGGAAGATTTTGCTGTGGAGGTGCTCTTCTGGCTCGCGCCAGTATTCTTTTTAGACGTTCCTCCGCGAGCATACTTTATGCTGATATTGGCAGTTTCTGTCGAATTGATAGACACCTGCTTCAACTTCAGTTCAATACGTTCGCAGTTACTTTCCTCTTTGGGGAACGTCACGCTTTCGATACAGACATTCTCATAGCTATCACCGCCGGCCGTAAAGGTCATCGGCGTTCTTTTCTCCCACAACTGCCGCAACTCCTCGACGGCACTCTGTACCCGGCTCGATGATGCCGGGTGCCGGTCCGCCCATGTAATCGGCGCGTTAGAAATCACAGCTGTGACATCAAGCATCACCGCTTCCAGACAGATGTGGTCACTGGCGCTATATCCTTCTTCCGTTGCATAGTCCGGGATCTTGCTGGACAATGTTTCCGGGCGTTTGATGATAGCATCGAATTCAAAATCTCCCAAGCGTGCGGGCTGTGTCGCTTCCATTAGGCATCACCTCCCGTAATTAAGCGCGTGCGCCAAATCTTTCGTAGATTGCGAGGACTGCGAACTCACGGTAGACTGCAGTTTGGATGCGGCATTGCGATCAGACACTTGGAACGTGTAGCTTTGTCGGTTTTCCTGTTTTACAGTGATGTTTTTGGTGTTCGTGGTTTGAGCAATCGGCCGCTGTGATGCCGTTGTTGTAGATACCGGCCTTCCCCCCGAAATAAACGCGCTGGCAGCATTTCTGCTTGCGGCAGCGCCCCCAGAAGAAGCCTGCGCCCCTGTCGGTGATTTCCCATTGCTTGTGCGGCCGCTGCCACCAGAGGACTTTCCACCTCCCATGCCCTTAAAACCAGACGAATTCTTATCAGAACCGTTCCCTTCATCAGAATCATCGGTATCATCACCATTTCCACCGGTAAAGAAATTTTTTACGCTGTTCCACAGGTTCTTAGCCCAGGTGATTTTATCGCCAAACCAGTCAAAGAATCCTTTCAGCCAATCCCAGATTGCCTGTGCGCTTTCTTTCAGTGGTTCCCATGTTTCGCCAAAAGCAGCGCGTCCTAAACCATTCAGAATATCGAGGAAATCTTGCCACAGTTCCTTACAGCCTGTCAGGAATTGCGTCCAATCTCCGGTCTGAAAGCCGGTAATCAAGCCAGCCAGAAGGTCGAATAGGTGCCCGCCCAGTGTGATGATGTCTGCGGTCAGGTCAACCAGTCCTTGCCAAAGGGCTTGCAGAACAACTAAAATCGCACCTTTGTGTTCCTCCCAGAACTGACCCAGCGAATCAAGAGCGTCTCGGCCAAATTGCTTTGCCCCCTCGAAGAACGCACTGATTTTCTCTCTCAATGCGTCAACGTCAACACCAGCCTCGCTCAGGAGTCGCCCAAAGACGCTATCGCCGCCCTGCAGGAAAGTAAAAACATCTTCCAGCACAAGGAACAGTAAGAGCCATTTTGCGGCTGCAAGGGCAGTTTGCAGATTAAATCCTTGCAGGAGTTTCACTGCGCCCGCTAGGAAAGACAGAATCTTGCTTCCGTTGGTTGCGAGGAACAGAGCTGCGGCGACCATCGCAATCAGCTTCAACAACTGTTCTACGCCGCCAAGTTTCTCGGAAATGTTTTTCAGCCACGAAGTCAGCCGCTGTGCCTTTCCCATCAGGAAATCGCTTATGGTTTTTATTGCTTTGCCAATACTGGTTGTGATGCCAAGCATGTCATCTGCGCCTGCAAGCCAAAGTCCCCACTGATTCCTGACATAAGTAAGAGCGTCCCCGATGCCGAAACCGAGTTCATCAAAGTTCTTTTGAATGTCGCTCTCCGCCGCAAAGAACGCTTCTTTCAGTTGCTTTGCGGAAAGTTTTCCGCTCTCTGCCAGATTTTGGAGCTGCTTTTCGGACACTCCCATTGCAGACGAAATGGCTTTCACCACCTCCGGGGCAGCTGTTTTTAAGTTGGAGAAGCCAGATTTGTCCAGCTTGCCCGAAGACATAGCCTTTTGCAGTACACTCATGGTGTTGTCAAGATTTGCTTCTCTGCCGGAGCCCTTTTCCAGCTTTTCGACAAGCGAAACAAACTTCACAGCATCATCAACCGGGAACAGTTTACTGTTCAACTGCACCAGCTTTGTCACATCTCCGGCCATGGCTCCGTATTCTTCACGGCAATCCTGAGCCCCTTGCAGAATCTTCTGCTGAATATCCGCTTGATCTCCCATCTCGCGGGTTGCCCCGCGGATGGTATCGTTGATACTGCCAAATTCCTCTGCAAGACTAGCAAGCTTAGTAAAGGAAAAGCCGATGCCGATTGCGCCAAGTGCTTTAGCTGCAAAGCCTTTTACTTCGCTGATAGCGCTTTTTGCGTCATCAACAGAGCTTTTATCGACCTTGAACAGAATTTGATTGACGAACTTTCCGATTACGGTTTCCTTCGCCGCCACTTATGTATCCCCCCTTCTGTCCTCTTGGCTTTTGGCGTACTCAATGTCCCGCTGCATCATAATCAGGTCGTAGAGTTTTAGCATTTCATCCAGATTATAAACATAGGTCAGTTCGTACATCGAAGCCACTCGCTCACGAATCAGGGTATACATAATCCATTCAAGGTTCGTTACTCTGTCGTTGTCGAATTCTCCGTACTGTTCGAGCTGCCCGCATGGCGCACTTTGAAAAGGCGTCCAAAGAGGGTGCTCGCATCGCTGAAAAAACCACGGACAACTTCAGCACAAAGGGTAAGCATACCAGCAAGGTACTGACAGAAGATTTCGTCATAAGCATCTTCGTTCATGACTTCATAAACCCCATTTTCGGGATTCAGGACGCGCACATTGCTGTGGCTCAGCAGCAGTTCATTTACCAGCTTGCTCAATGTTCTGCCATCAATGCGGCCAAGTGCCTTGACCAGCGAATCCTTGTCCATGTCCATCCCCTCAAACATTTCCATGTGAATGGCATCCTTGTCGTTGCTTGCAACCGAAACGGTGCCTAGGATGGGCAGAATGATAGATGCGACATCGCCAAAGATGTAGGTGGCATCCTTGGCACCGAACGGGCGAATCTTAAACTGGTATTCGCCAACCACAATGTCGCGCATTTCCATGCGTTTCATTTTCATATCACGTTTCCTCCTTTCAGTTCTTCGGCTCCATCTTGCCAACAGCTCGCAGCGTCCACTCCTGATTCTGGCCGGCCTTACCGTAAGCGCACGGGGCGGGCTTGGAAACCCATGCCTTGGACGCCGTGAAATCCGGGTTAGAGCCAAGATCCTTGATCTGCATATTGAAAAGGCCGCTGCCCGGGGTCTGCTTGTTATTGTTGTACTGCTTCAGCAACCAGCTGTTTGTTTTGGAGCCGTACTGCAGGACCAGTTTGATTTCATAACGAGGATCATCCGGAATCGAAATGACCACTTCGCCATCTGCACCAGCTTCATCCGTCACACCATCGCCCTGCGGAGTAATGGTAATAAAGCCATCCTCCGTAAAACCAGACGCGATGTGAATGCCCATGGTGCACAGAACGTTTTTCGGGGAGTAAACGGTTACATCTCCACGCATTTAGCGGTTCTCCTTTCTCAGTAATTCAGTGTGCCGCCAATTTTCGCGGCGATCAGGGCACCTGCCAGCTGTGCTGTCCATGTCACACCGGTAAGACGGCGGCTCTTACGAGTTGCGGCATCCAAATCGGCCGCACGCGGCACGGTGACGGTATATGCACGAGACGCTTCCCCATCATCGGAAGAGGCATCCTGCACAATGCCACCAGCACGCACACCCTCTTCCAGCGCATCAATGACAGCGTTCTGCACCAGCGCAATGCCCTGATCGGTATAAGGCACTTTGGGCAAGCCCAGAAGCAGGTTCAGCACCTTGGACTGAATTTCGGTCTTCAGCCAGTCACGGAAACGAATGGTGTCGATCCACTCGCCGCCGCTCACCTTGCCACCTTGCACCATGGCTTTGCTGCCAACAGTTGTGTAATACGAGATATTGCGTGTTTCCAGGCTTGCAATATCCGTGGTGGACAGTCCCTGTGCAGACACCATGGAAAGGGACTTAAAGCACCACTGCTCACTGCCCGGGTCATAGGAGAGGAACCGGGAGGCGTAAGCGCAGTTCACGCAGTCATTCTCGGCGGTAGCGTGAATGACCGCAGTGCGAAGCATTGCATCCGATACCGGAGAGGACGAAATGCCGGTTGTCTCGCAGATACACAGCTTTTCATTGGCTTCTGTCCAGTCGGCAATGCTCTGGTAGAAGTCCTCCTTGATGCCCGCCGGGCAGATGCAGTACCAGCCCGGCATACCGATGGCTCTGTCAAGAGTCACATCCACCTTTTCGGTGGAACCGCTGGACAGTTTCTGCACCGCGATCATTACCGCGGGCGGCTTCGGGGACTGTCCAAACACCTTGCTGGCGCCAATGTACACAGGGTCGTCCGCTGCGAATCCGGCGCTCTTGAGGTCCTGCAAGCTCGCATAACCGGCAACATCAGGTGTAACGCGACCGCCGGGGGCTTTAGGCAGAGGGCCGACAATGAGGATGGTGTCATAACCACCATCAATGGACATCGCTTCAGAGATCTGGATATTGACCTCAACGATTTTGTCGATATTCATGTGGTTTCGCTCCTTTACTCATTTCGGATTTCTTTTTTGACTTCGACTTCGTCAAACCATCCGGCTTCCATGTCTGCAACTTTTTTGGATGCTGCACTAGCATGGTCTTCCGAATACTCGCCGTCAATCGAAGCCAAGGCAGCGTACTCCTTAGTACGCTGCACAAAATCCACATAAAAAGAACAGCGCGCCCTCTGTTATGGATTGGTTCAGGTGACCCTTCCGTGCATACCGTGATATTCATGGCGCGCATTTTGTCACCTGCATATTGGCTATCAAAGAACTGGGTGGCTTGTTCAAGATCATCCACGGCCGTGGATAAGCCAACCTTTTTCACCCCGGCAGCGTGCTCCGTCTTGCTCTCGGTGACCAGTTCGGCAGAAAACGGAATGCGCTTGCATTTTTCCTGCCAAAGAATCCCGCTCTTAACGTACTCAAACGAATTCACCGGCTCGATGCGTTCAAAGTCAAGAACAACATACGGAAGCGGTGGACGAACGGAATTGGGATAGCTGTAAATCACTGTGCAACGGGGGTACAGTTCCACAAACATGAGCCGAACCGCCTCGCGGCACTCAGCTGGTGTCATTGGCAATCTCCCCTTTCTCGCCCTCAACAGCTTCAAACTCTGATATCCAGTGCTTCAGGATGGTGTTTCCCCAGTAGATGGACGATTTGCAGGCGTACCACTGCCCCATGTAAAGCAGACGATCTCCCGTTGTCTGTTTATCCGGTTCCGTAGGAAGAAGCTGGACATCACTATACACAGTCAAAACGCCGGTCGTAGAGCGACCAGAAGCATCGTCCTGATTGCGGCGCGTTTTGGCCTGCACATCAAGTGGAAGTTGCATATCCGAGTAAGTTGTTTCGGCTGTGCCACTGTCCCAGCTGGTGCCCTTATAGCGGCGCACAGTGTACATCTGCTTAAAGATGTTCATTTCTTTCCTTTCTTGATAACGTACTGGCAGTTCTGACGCAAGGCACCTGTATCAATCAGGGGCTCCGTGGAACTCTTCCCTTTAATATGCACAGGCACCGGGCCTTCCTTGCCATATTCGTTCATCATCCAGCCGCCCTCGATGGTGATGGGCGCGTTGGGTGCCCATTCCTCATCTTTGATTGCATCCTGAATCATGGACTTTGCCTGAGAACCAATCGCATTGGAAACCGCATCAGCTGTTTCCAATGAGGACAAAGCCTGCTGCGAAAACTCTGACAGTTCTTCCGAGTGCTTTTTGATGGTGTCCATAAAGGGACGGGCAGGAATCATCACCGAACCGTCTTTGTGGAGGGTTCCGTAGTGGTTCCAGTAGGCGACCTCGGCCAGCGATGTTTCATCGTCAGCCGCCTTTTGGTCCGCCTGATACCCAACCTCTATGGTCACATTGGACAGTTCGTTCAGGCGCTCCATCGCCGCTCTGCCCTCTGGCGTCAGGTCAAGGCCGATGTCATTGGTTATCGCCATAGGGCAGGCCTCCTTATCGAATCATGATAGGCACGATATGCCGGTTCCGAATCGAAATAAACTGCAACCCGTAGGACGTAAGCTGATACTCAGCGTCTCCGGTAGTCCCGGCGGTGCTGGTAGCAAAGGATATGCTCACGCCACCTTCAGATACGCTGGCAAGTCGCCCAGTGTTTGCAATGGTTCCAAGGGAACTGTCACCATTGCCTGCCATTTTCATAGCATGACACACCAAAAGTGCCACAGCCAGATTATAGTCCGCACCGAATTTTTTCTGCGAAATAACCGGTGCTTGCAGACCAATCCAGAACGAAATATCATCGTCCGGCATGGCCTTAAACTCAGTACCAACCATCTTTACGATTTTGGTGATTGCGGCCACATCGACGGCATCCATCAGGATTCAACCTCCGCGGGAGCGTCGGAAGCAGGCTCCTGTTCGGCCTTGGCCTTGCGCGCCTTCTTCTCCTGCACCTCCTGCATCAACCCCATGCTGATATAAAAGCCAACAGCGTCAGCAAAGGTGTCGCCAACTTCTGCAGTATCGCCCGGCAGCAGGGACACGCCGCCGATGCAGATAGGCTTTACAGAAATGTTTTTGATCTTCATGATGTTGCTCCTTTCTTACAGGCCATAGACCAGGCAGGCAGACAGAGGATAAGGAATAGCCATGCCTGCATCGCGCCCTTCGCAGTTGATGACAATTTCCAGATTACGATCCTGCGGCGCGTGCTGCAGGAATGCCATAGGCACATCATGGTACATCTTTTCAGCGTCCTTGGTGTACAGCAGGCCGATGTTTTTGCCGCTGGTGTTGTAGTCCTTATTTTCCTTGGACAGCTCGCTGGCAACCTCCCAGTTGGTGATCTGGGGAGTATGTTCCTTGATATACGAGAGCACGGATTCGCCGGTGCCATCGATGCGCCGAAGGTTCAGGCTGGTGTACAGGTTGTTAGGCATGACCCAAGAATCCGGGTGCTCCACATTCTGGGTCAGGGTATCGACGTAGTTCAGGATACCGGCAATATCGGCTGCGATTTCATCGGCCGTTTTGCTCGCCCAGTCTGCCTTGCCGCTGGCACCGTTCTGAAGGGTGTAGATGGGGATGTTGTTATCAGAAGACAGCACACCCATGATGCCGGTCTTTGCATCGCCGTTCCAGATCAGATGATTGACCTTCACATCATACACCCGGCGGGCTGCTTCTGCACGAGCGGAGTCCAGAGACTTCATAATGCCCAGAACCGCATTGCGGCGGCAGGCGCGAAGTTCCTGCACGTTGTAGCCGTAGCTGTCACCGATGTTCACGATCTCTGCGCGATGGGGAGTGCCCTTCACATCAACACGGGGCAGATCCGAAGCGTAGTTTGCGATGATATCAGCGAAGCCCACAGGCTCGTAGGAGTAGTACTCGATGTAGGCCGCACCTTCGTCGGTCTCGCTTGTCTGCGGAAACAGCTTCAGGCCGGACAGTTCCGGGAATTCCTTATCATACGCCTTGGTTTTGACGTGCGCCAGCTGCTTGGCGAAGAAGATGCCTGCATTGTCAGCGGCATCCATGCGAAGAATCGCACCGGGGAACGGGTTCTTATAGGCCTCATTGATAAGAGAAGAGCACTTGCCGGACAGGGCAGCGCGATCCTCCTCGCTGTAGCCGTTTGCGGGGTCAAAAGGATTAAACTTAGACATGGGTTATACCTCCTTAGAGCTGCTCTACGAACTGGGCAGGTGCGATGCCGTTCTGCGCCGCACCGATGAAGCGAGCCTTGACAGCCAGATTGGTGCCCTTGGTCGGAGTGAACTTGCCAGCATCATCACCGGTAATCACCAGATATACCGGCTGGCCATAGGCAGGGTCCACAGAATCAACCAGCTGCACCCACAGCTTGCCAGACTGGCAAACATCCAGAATCTGGCCTTTGTGCAGGAGAACGGCACCATCATCATCCATTTCGGTGTTGGCGCTGTACATCACAACGCCCTCAAACTTATCGACGGTTGCGCCGGTAGCCGGCAGGGTAATATCCTTGCCCGGCTCTGTGCCCTGCACAACGCCGAGACCAAAGAGCATCTTGCCATCATCAGCGCCATTCCGGCGAGTGACGGCCTCGTAGTTTGCGCGGTCATAAAGCAGACCGGGAATGCCACGGCTCGGTTCGCCGTAGTTCATCTGTACAGCCATGTTCATAACTTAGTCCTCCTTTTCAGCAGCGTGACGCTGAATCATGCGGCTGCGAGCCGCAGCAGGGTCGTTCTTCTTGCCGGCATCACGGACGGCCGCATTTGCGGAATCCGCATTGAAAATCTGGCGACGCTGGTCCGCCACGCTCTTGCGACCGTTGATTTTCTCCTTGGCGATGTCGAAAGCGGCGTTGATATAGGCACTGCTCTTGCCGTCCAAGCGCATACCCGGGATAACGGCGTGCACGACCTTTTTCTTTGCCTGCATGACCGGCATGGTCTCCATGCCATCAAGATGCAGCTTGTCTCCCAGACGGCACAACTCAACGCGCTGGCTGACCTGCGCCGCAATAGTGCTGGCGCTATCATGGTTCAGCTGGCTGTTGGAACTATCCGGGTTGTCATCCTCGTCCTCAGTGGGCTTGGTATCGTCTTCTGCGGCATCAGCGCGGGCATTTGCGGCATCCAGCATGGACAACAGGGTGTTAATGTCCGCTTTGGCCTGACCATCCTCCATGGCGTCACGGCGAGCGGTAATCTCTGCCAGAGCATCGGGCTTGGTAGGATCATCCTCACCATCATCCTCGGTGGGCTTTGCAGGCTCACCGCCTGCTGCCGGGTTGTTCTCATCGTCAGCAGTCGCACCGCCAGTAGCGGCCAGATATGCCTTGATAGCCGCCTCGATGCCGACAGGATCAAGGGGCGAAGCCGCGGGAGGAGCACCCTCCCCATCATCCGCAGTCTGCTTATCGGGTTCCACGGTAGTATCGTCGTCCATGGTGCTGCAGTTCTTCTTGTTTTCGTCATCCATAGGGTCAGTACCTCCATTGTCTTGGCCGTCCATGTTCAGTCTTGCATCATCTCCAGCGCGGGCGACGGCAACCAGCGCAAGATGATTCACGCGGATGTGGGTCTGGATTGCATCGTAAGGCTCCCCCTCCCACTCTCCGGGTTCCATAATAAGATCCTGATAATATCCAACGGACAGCTCGCGCAGACCCGATGCCTTTACTGCATCCGGGTCATCAATGACGATTTTTGCGCGGACGGTTTCTCCGTCCTGCTGTCCAGGGGTCAGGATTGTTCCCACTCTCTCCCGGTGGGCATTGTCCTTGTCGATCACCTGCGCATCGTGGGTTATGATGATTGGCTTTCCCTCATAGCTTGCAAGGCTTTCCGGGTCAAACACATCTTCCGCTCTACGCAATTCTCGACGCTCCGAGCCATCTTCCAGCGTGTACTTGAAGATACCCGTGCGGGTCAGAATGGGGTTATCATAAAAATATCCCTCGGCGCTGTAATGCTCATCGACAGGCACACTGTCTGTCCGCATTTCGCTCCGAAGGACTAGCGGCGGGGTATTCTGTTTCATTGTTTTTTCTCCTTAAAGGCTACAGAATTCAGCCTATCGAAGTTAAAGACAGGTTTTGCAACACAGCGGCACTGGTAGTCCTCTCCGGGATTGCAATGCCGCCCGCTGTACACTTTGCCGTGCTTTGTCATGTACCACATGGCCGGCGGGTCGTCATAGCGGAATTTCCGGCCGTTAAGTTCACGGTGGCATTCACGCACACGTTCATCGCCTGATGAACTCCAGATATATTCCTCTACCCCAGCGGATTCCTGCCTTGTACGGGTCAGATTCGCGCTCAGAGTGCCCACTTGGTCACGCGCAAGAAGATTTGCTTTCGACTTGGTCACATCAAACCGGCGTTGAATTTCATTGGAAATCGCCGCCGGGGTGCGGCCTTTTGCAAAGCCCTCAATAATGACGTTCTCCATATCATCGAAGCAGTCGCTTTCAATGCTGGTAATGAAGCTGACATTTTGCTCAACCCATCTTTTAAGCATCAGGTCGTATCTTTCGCCGAGAAAGAAATCATCATGGATATCCACTCCCAGCGTGGCGCGCACGCTGCGCTGCCATTCTTTGAGTTGCCGCCGGTCGATGTAGTCAGCGCACCGGCGAACATCCCGTTCCAACGGATCGGTTTTCAGCCGCCGACTGAGCCGGTCACGCATAATGCGGAACCTGTTCTGGATGCGGCGAACCATGTCGCTGTATCCATCATGTCTGATGCTGTCGGAGCCGGTTTTCTGTTCTTCCGCAACGATAGCCAGAATTTCAGGCATGGATTCTCGCACAATCTTCTGCAGTTCTTTCAACCGCCGATTTTCGATTGCGCGCATCTTGCTTTCTGCCCACTGCGGATACTCCGGCTCGATCTTTGATTTTTTCGTCATTGAAGAGCGCCCGGTCATGCCGGGTCCATTATTCTTCACAGGCATATCCACCTCATTATCTTTCTGGGGACCATCTTCCCTTTGCAGGCATCAAAAAGACCCTGCATCTCCACCTTGATGCAGGGTCTTTGTTCTTATGGCATGCAGCACTTGAATTTTGACCTTTTGCTTACAGCGCGCATCCGTCCAAGCGCGAAGCGGAAGGAACGCGGTTTATGGCTCCGCGCTGGCTCTGTCATGGAACAGGCCAGAACACTTCGCAGCGGTCTGTTGGGAGCAGGGTCAGTGCCCCCTCATGCCATCGAGGTGCCGATTACGGTGTACGGCGGGTGGTGCTGGAGGTGGGGATTGAACCCACAGCCTGACGGTTACAAATCGCCTGCTCTATCCTATTGAGCTACACCAGCGTAAAAGCCGAGGGTACCGGGCTCGAACCGGCGGTCTGGGAGTCAAAGGCCCATGCCTTATCCAACTTGGCCAACCCTCGATATGGAGCAGTCAACGGGGCTTGAACCCGCGGCATCCTGCTTGGAGGGCAGGCGCTCTACCAGCTGAGCTATGACTGCAAACAAAAAGAGCCTTTGCGAGGGACGCTTTCACGTCACCTGCAAAGGCTCTCAACGCCAATATTTTAGTCAAACACCTTTTTGCCTTCAGCAAACTTCTTTTTAGCTTCGTTCAGACTGATGCGGTTATAACCGCCGCGATAATCAGGATCCGCTCTCTGCACGCCATCATTTACCCAGCCGCACACGGGGCATTCCTCAAAATCGTTGTCTTCATCAAAGCTATGCTGCCCACATACCGGGCAGATGATTTTCTCAGTCATCTTCGATTCCTTCCAATTCAAGCTGACGTTTATAGTAATCTTCCCCATCGTCAGGCTTGAACATCGTTCTTACACCCTTCTCTGGGGAACCTTTTGCAAAGTCATTTTTCTTCGCGTCATACCGGCACACAAGGCCATCTTTTGTCTTGTAGCCTTTTATGCCGTTTCCGCACGGGCTTTCCAAAAGTTGAACCGCCCGCTTTTCGTACTGCTCCTTTGTCGTAATGCCATCGGGAGCGTACTCAGCGGCGTGGGTTCTTCCATTCTGCCAGTGGTTGTTCAGCTTCTGCTTGTTGGGGAAACCTTTCACCTTGAAAGTGTTCGCGCCTTTTGCCGAAACTGCGTTAGAATTTATTTTAGCATGACTTTGAGAATCATTCAAGTCTTTTGATGGATTTTCCTCGCTCGATACATCTTTTAATGATGTGGAGCCGCCAGAACTGGAAAATTTTCCATTCTCGTCGCGATTGTGCTTGCTCTCGTCAAAGTCGTCCAGCGTAATGCCCAGCTGCTCAAGGTATTCTTTCACGCTTCTGAGAAACGGTTCAAACACCAGCCCACCGGGCACATCCTGTTTCAAAATCTGTTCAGGGGGCATCCATGTAGCCGTGAACATCTCCTTTTGGTCGCACCGAGGAACGCCATCGAAGCCATTGACGAGATAGATCTGAACGGGAAGCACCTCATCCGGCTTGCCCTTGCAGTTACCGAGATAGGTAATGTCCCCTACGTCAATATTGAACTCTTCCTTTGCTTCCCGGCGGAATGCCACACTCGGCGTTTCCCCGGGTTCAATGTGACCGCCGGGGCCGCACCAACCTTGCCCATCGGAACGTTGGCCGCAGAGGATTTTCCCATCGTTCAGGACGAAGCCGGCAACATAACCGCAGTCCCCTTCATCCGTAACCAGGTTACCTGCCGCAGGCGGGTTCTGCGGATTGGTCGGCTGGGGAACGTTAGCCCCACCCAAGCCCCAGTCCTGATTGACATCCGCTTCCGTGATGATGTTTTCAGGATCAAACTGTTCATCCTGCGCCAGAGACCGGCGAACCTCGTCGGTTTCCAAGATGCCAGCGGTAACGTATGCGGAAGCCGTCTGTGCTCTGGCAAGTTGGGCTGCAGCATTCGCCTGATCCTGCGTAGCCTTTTCATCGTCAGACAAGCTCCAAGCGCTCTTGTAGGTAATGGTATACTCTGGCACCTTATCGATTTCACCGTTCCACGCCATTCCGCGCAGAATCAGTTCGACCAGCGTGCGGGTGTTGTCCCGGAGGTCACCGGACTGGATGCCGGACACGGCCTCCTTATAGTTTTCCATATCCCCTTCACCCGTGGCATTTTCGCCAGCCGGGGAGCGTCCAAAGAGCCTTGTCTGCGGAATATGGCTCACAGCGGACAGCATAGCACAGGCATTGTCCAGAATGTCCTTGACTCCAGCCACGGACAGGGATTGAATGCCAACATCCTCGCCATCTGCATCAATGAAGACCATGTTCAGCAGATTACGGGCAAGGTCAAGCATTTCCATGCGCTGAAGAACCGTATCGTCACCGTCTACCGTAGACAGGACGTTTGCGAGGTTCTTCATTTTGTATGTCACCATTGACAGCCGTTCCAGCAGGCGAATGGAGTAGCCCGGACCGATGCAGGCATTGCGAAGTTCTTCGCGGATGCGCATATACTCCGGGATGCCCCATGTGCGGTAGAGATTTGACATCGTGGAGCCTTCGGGGATTTCTCCGTTGTGGAACACTAAGCATCGCGAGGAATGTACTACATAGCTGCCGTACACACTGTTTATCTGATAAAACTCCGGGATGCCAGTTCCGCCCTTACGATAGTCTTCATCTGCCGGATTGTTTTCGTAGCCGTTGATCCACAGCGGAAACACCTCATTCCGTCCGTAAACCAACAGTTCTTCCACGCCATGAACGTCCCGCCAGTTCAGCGGATCCTGAAGAAGTCTTCCATCGTCCACCAACATAACAACAGCAGAGCCGCCAAACAGCCGCGCCCATTTCAGCGCTTTCGCGAGCCTGCTTTGGTAGTGGATAGTCTGCAGATGGTCGTCAAGACGCTTCTGCAAATCCTTATCCTTGACGCCAAGGTCGATACCGTTCTTGGTGGCATCGTCTGCCGGGGCATCAATGATGGTTGAGAATAGTCCGTTTCCTGCATAAAGGTCGGCCAATTCCGCATCCGTCACAGCTGCACCGGTTGCCCACTGGTAATACTCAGTGCTGTCGTGCTGGGTACCATACTTGTTCAGAACGTTGTAATAGCCGTCGAGGCGAAGCTGCGTTTTGATTTTTCCGGGGATAACTCTTTTCACCTTTTTCTCCTTTCCGGCTATCATATCAGACTGCGTACATCAAAGATGCCGCCCTCGTATAGCGCAAGGGCTACCGCATCAGCGCGGTCAGGACTGGTCAGACCGCGCTTTTTCAAGGCATCCTTGCTTTCAAGCTTCAACTTTGCTGGAGCACCACTAAAGATATATTTACGGGTGGTAAGCTGCCCTATCAGGGTTGAATCGTTCGGGATATGCAGGGTGCCCGCCGTGGCCATATCCCGTAGGACCGCCCACATCCACGTTGCGATATCTGCATAGCGCCCGGCGGCTTCCTTGTCCGGCACAGCGCTGGAGAAGTTTACCGGCACGACCATCAGCTTGGTTAGCTTCTGCCGAATCTTTTCTCGGTTGAGTATGTCGGTCACGCCTCCGCCAACGCCGGTGTCATCAATGACCGCGTAAATCAGACCGCGGTACTGCGGATACGCTGCACGCATGGTTTTATATATCGCAATGATATCGTCTGCCGTAGCGTACAGGTCTTGACCATGGCGCGTGACCAGCTTTTGGATCAGATTCATTTTTTTGCTCCCTTTCCGCACGCCGATTGAA